ACAGGAGTAGTTCCCCCGCTAGACACTACAGGAGCCGTACCAGTAACAGAAGTTACATAAGTTCCTGAAGGCTGTTTATTATTAAAAGTATTCCAATCTGTGCTAGATAAATAGCCATTAGTGCTAGTTCCAGCTTGAGATATAGAAATAGTGGGCGTTGTTCCACCAGATGATGCGATTGGTAAAGTTGCTCCTACAGAAGTAACTGGTGCTGTACCAGATGATGCTGAAGTTATACGACCTTGTGCATCTACAGTAATGCTTGAGTTAGTATAAGAACCAGCAGTAACCGCAGTATTAGCAAGGGCAATCGTTCCACTTGAAGTAATTGTTCCACCAGAAAGTCCAGTTCCAGCGGTAATGCTAGTTACTGTGCCACCGCTTGATGGAGAAGTATTAGTAATAGTAATACCGCCAGAAGAATTGGTAACAGAAATTCCTGTTCCAGCAGTCAAAGTGCTTCTTGTAAACCCTGTTCCATTACCAATATCAATTTGACCGTTTGTGGGAGTGCTAGATAATCCTGTGCCACCTTGTGCAACTGGCAAAATTCCATAAATTGAAGAAAATGATTGTGGTGGCAAAGGAACTGTTATTGAGATAACGCCTTGTGATGGATTGCTATAAACGCAATATCCAATTGGAACTACATAATTTGATCCTGTAGGAGCTACATTGGTTAGGCCGCCAGCAGTTGTAGCTGACAAATAAATTAAATCACCTGAATTAAATGCGCTTGTATTTAATCCTGTAAATTTACCCAATACGACCACATCGCCATAACTATTATTGGCAATAGCAGTATTGGTTACGCCCCAAGCATTACAAGTAGATGAACTATTAGCCTGTGCTAAAGCAACTGTAGGAAATTGTGAATGTTGTCCGTTGATATAAACAACTGATCCAACAGGAATGGTTGAGCCTGTATTGTTGTAGGCTCTTTCTTGAACTTCACGACCCAAGAAAATATCATTTCCTGAAATGCTATCAAAGAATCCAATAGCATCTTGAGTGTTGTCATACCACATCCGACCAGCACTATAAGTAGGTTCAGTAATAGTTGTCCAAGTTTCATAGCTAGATTGTGTAGGATTTGTTAAAGAAGCTCCAGTTGCTAAAGCAACTACAGTTCCGCTACCAGTTGTGGAATAGCTTGTTCCCCATGCGCTTCCTGTTGAATTAGGAATTCCAGCGTTAGGATAAACCATTGGCGCAGTATTGTTTATTGTTATCGCAGATGAGCCATTATACGAAGTTCCAGAAAGCCCAGTTCCAATGGTTAGCGCATTTAAGTTTGATCCTAAACTGATGCCTGAAATAGTAGAATTTGCTAATTGAGCATTAGTAATTGTTCCACTTAATGCAGTTGTAGGAATGGTTGTAGAAGCAGTTGCAAGCCCAGATGTATTGTTTGCATATACATAACCAGTTAAACCGCCAATTCCTAAATTTGTTGTGGTAACGGTTGTAAATGATTCAGTAGTTGAACCTGGAATCTTATCCCAAACGCCATTTTGGAAAATAATCCAATCGCCAATATTCCAGCCAGAAACTCCATTAATAGTAGTATTACCAGCCACATTAACTACATAATAATACCCAGCAGTTCCAACACTAGATGTAATGGTTGGACTGTTTGTATTAGCATTCCATGTGCCTTGATATGCTGGCGCATTAGTAGCTTGAGTTGAAATGCTAGTAATTTGTCCTTGCGAATTGACTGTTAAAACTGGAATAACGGCAGATGAACCATAAGAGCCAGCAGTAACACCAGAATTTGCAATAGCAACAGTAACAGCCGATGAGCCATTATAAGAAATGCCAGAAAGTCCTGTGCCAATAGTTAAAGCATAAGGATTTACAGCCGTAATTGTTTCTGAACCACCTAAAGATACTGTTCCACCATTGATAGTAACGGATGAATTTGTCAATCCGCTATTGGGAATAGTTGCATTAATTTGGCTTGGCGAAATTGAAATTGTTGTATTACTTGCAGAAGTTAATTGTCCTTGTGCGTTTACCGTATAGGTTGGAACGGTACTTGCAGAACCATAAGAGCCAGCAGTAACACCAGTAGAATTAATTGCAATAGTTACTGGGGATGATCCATTAAAGGATGTTCCACCCAATCCAGTTCCAATAGTTAAAGCATTTGGAGTATCTGCCGTTACAGTTGTGCTACTACCTAAAGATACAGAATTTCCATTAATAGTAATAGAACTATTAACCAACCCAGTATTAGGAATTGCGGTATTAATTTGACTAGAAGAAATACTAATTGGAACAGCAGATAATGCCGTTAATTGTCCTTGTGCATTAACAGTTGCTTCCAATGTATTTGATGCAGAACCATAAGAACCAGATGTTACTGTTGTATTTGCAATAGCAAAAGTTTTTGCAACAGACCCATCAAAAGAACCACCAGATAACCCAGTTCCAGCAGTTAATGGATTTGGCAAATCTGCGGTTACAGTAACAGAGCCACCTAATGAAACTGAATCTCCATTAATAGTAATAGCACTATTTGTTAATCCAGAATTAGGAATAGTTGCATTAATTTGGCTTGGAGAAATTGAAATTGGAACGGATGCAAGTGCTGTTAATTGACCTTGAGCATTTACGGTAGCTTCTAAAGTATTAGATGCTGACCCATAAGAACCAGCAGTAACCGCAGTATTTGATATTGAAAAAGTTGTTGTCGCTGAACCATTAAATGATCCCCCTGATAACCCTGTTCCAGCAGACAATGAATTAGGAGTATCTGCTGTAACTGTTGTGCTTGCACCAAGACTTACTGAATTTCCATTAATAGTGATGCTTGAATTTTGTAGTGATGAATTAGGAATTGAAGTAACTTTTGCGCCAGATAATGCAGTAATCCAAGATGGGTCTGAATATGATCCAGTTGTAACTACTCCATTAGTTACTGTAGCGGCATTTCCAAGAATTGAAATATTCCATGTGCCAGTTGCGCCAGTTCCAGTTGGAGTTGGTGGTGTATATCCTAATGCACCAGTTACATCAGAAAATTCTAAAGTAACTACACCAATTCTGGTATTAAAAGAAACTACGCCACTAGAAATTGCTGGCAATGGTACTAATTCAGTTGTTCCATTGGTGTATGTAAATTGAAGATAATATGTACCGCTTTCATCAACAATAGAAACATTGGATATGCCAACACCTGAAACGCCTTTATCTATTGTAATTACAGTAGGAGCTTGAGGAGTAACTTCTACATTAATGTTATTGCTATCAATAACTTCTACAGAAATATTTGCCATTAATTTGTTACTCCATCGCTACGAACCAAAAATAATAAAAATATAATATTATCTTCTGCTGGGGTTGTGCCTTGTGTTGGCATACTAATTTTAATTCTGCCGCTAAATGCAACAGGATTAACAGCAGAAATATTTAATTCTGGATCGCTAGAAATAACAGCCCAAGTGGATTCATCAATTACTAGGGTAAATGTACCGTTTGCAGCAACTTCATTTACAATGCTTAAAGTAACTGGTGTTGGTTCTGGCACATAATCGGCAATATCAAAAGATAATCCATATCTAGTATCTTGAAGATTTGATACTTCTCTACGAATAATTTGAGCATCAATGGTAGCTCCAGTTAAATTCAATGGCAAAGCATTAGCTGTTAATGCCAAATTCCAATATGTTTTTTGGTTATAAACCAATTCACCAGCAATAATCTGGTTGTTGAATCCCGATACCTGTGTTAAGGTATTTTTACTAAAAAGTGCCATGATTTCTCCGCTTCTTGGTTATATGGCTATGGAACTCCAAAAGCCACGAATCATGTCTTATATTTTACTTTAATACTTACCTTCCGCAAATACATTTACAAAAACTGTGCCATCTTCTAATGCTTCTATTTCATGCCATTTTCCAGCAAGAAGATTAACAGGGGTTGAGTTTTTAGTTGTTATGACTTCATTACCTTCCTGCATTAATTTGCAAGAGCCAGCCATACAGATCGTGGCGTGGGAATACGCATGACTGTGCATTGGTATTCCCTCTCCTTTATCAGCATGGTAGACACGAACTACTGCACCACCATAAGTCATGTCATGTTTAGGGGTAACTGCCGTAACCATTATATTGTCGTAGTCCCCGTTGATGCAGGTTGATCTGCCGCTGCTGTTGGTTTTACTGGAGGATTTGTGGGTTTAGGATTATTAGTTGTTAGCGTTGTGCCATCCCAAGTAAATCCAATAGATCCAGCACCAATTACAGAAGCTAATTTCCACGAATATGGAGTTGTAGTGTAATCTGCAGTCCAAACCATAGCCGGAGTAGTTGCTTGCGCTAACTGAATAGAGTCTGCCGGAGGTGTCCAATCTTGTGTATTTCCATCCCAAACAACAACATTGGTAACTACATTGGCTTCAACAATTAAATAATTTTGCGTTGTCATTTTATTTTCCTATTACCATTCAATCAACATAATTCCCTGCGATCCTGCTATACCTGGACTACAACAAGCGCTACCAGATCCACCAGCACCCCCACCACCAATAGTTACAGTTAATGTATTACCAGATGTCAAACTTGTTAAGAAAGCAATAACATTACCCCCAGCGCCACCAGAGCCACCAGATCCACCGCCACCTCCACCAAGGCCGTAGCCTGTACCACCCAATCCATTTGGATTTCCAAACCCAAACATACCAGAAGGCAGTCGACTTGCTCCTGAAATATTTATTGTGCCTCCGCTTGCGCTACCACCAGCACCAGAAGCAGATGGACTAGTTCCACCACCACTACCTGCTCCGGCAGTAATTGTAGAAATACTTTGTGAGCCAGAGGTAAGCGTAGTGCTACCACCAGACCCCCCTGCGCCAGCACCTCCACCCCCACCACCACCACCAACCATTGATACTTTAATAGCAGTAACGCCTGTCGGTATTGTGAAAGTTCCGTTAGATGTGAAGGCTTGACCCCTATTTCCTACATAGGCAGAAGTTGCCGTATTATTAATAGTTACCCCACCAGTAGAGCCTGATACAGAAATACCAGTACCAGCCGTAATGGAAGTAACTCCAGCATTGGTAAGGGTTACAGATGAACCTAATGCAACTGCGCCACCGCCTGACATTCCCGTACCAGCCGTTACAGTTACAGAACTATTTTGTAGCCCTGAATTGCTAGTTTGTCCAGCCGTATTTAAGGTATTAGCAAAGTTAGCTAAGTTAAGTGCTTGTGTCATACTGCCCCTGTTCTATTAAATGATTGCTCAACCAATATATTCAAATTGCTTGTTGGTGTCTGTGCTAAAGTATAGCTTCCAGTAGTTACTGAATAATCTACAGTTTCCAATAATAATATCCCATTATTATAAAGGTTAAATGCCAATGGATTAAATGTAAATGGATAAAGCGATTGACCAATAGTTGTATAAACATCGGTATTAGATGGTGTTCCATTTGGTACGCCAAGATTATTATTTGTCCATTGCAAAATTTGTAAATCGCCACTAACGGAATTTACAAAGCTAATTGTTTGACCAGATATATTATAGTCTTGAGCATTAATTACTGTACCATTTAAGAAAAGCAATTCATTACCGCTTACTAGGGTAAACCCTGATGCTGTATAAGAACCAACATTACTTAATGTGGCAGAATTTCTGCTAAATGAATTATAAGTTCCAGTTGATGAATTAACAGAAGCAAATGAAATAATGGTAACAATATCATTTACAACTGCACCAGTTGATAAAGTTACTGTTCCAGTTGAACCGCCAGTATCCGTATATTGGCTAGTATCAAGTAAACATCCATTAACAAATACCCAGCAATTTCCAGATAAATATTCAGTACCTCTAGTTACGCTAAATACAGTTTGACCAGCAGAAGCATCATAGGCTGTCATTGTGTAATAAAAATTATCTGGCGTTTGAAATCCAACTACACGACCATAAACATCAACTGTTAATGTTGCTACAGAAGATGTATATGTTGCCGCACCGCCAGGGAATGATAATAATTGTGCCAAAGATGCAATAACTTGACCTTGTGGATTATTCGTTACGGCAATTTCTCCAGTACCTACTGTGGTAGTACCAGTTTGGATAAGCTGACCAGTACGAGCATTAAGATCAATAATATTATACCCATCCTCTAAACCTTGCCAAATGGTAGGATCATAATTAGGATTTGTTGGTACAAATAATGCAGACCCGCTAGATGGTGCGGCATTGCCTGTAGCAAAACTGACTAAATTATTACCACGATTACAAAATAATAAATAATTTAAAGTTCCAGAACTACCAAAAACAGGATTGGCTGGATACCAAACATAGTCTGATGGATTTGTGTCAAAAACTGCGGCTGATGTGCTTAATATTCCAAAATAGGTCATTCCTCTTGGATTTGAAGTAAATCCAGCCCCAGTTGCGCTAGTAGCATAAGCAATAGATAAATAGCGTTGAGAATATTGGAATGTCATTGGATTCCAAGCAAATACTGTTGATGCTGGACTGTATGTTGATTTGGTCAATGAATTAACCATTCTGCTAAAGAAATACCAATCTCCAGCGGGGATTCCAGTTAAATTGACAGTTGGCATTATTACACTATTACCATATGGAACGCCAGCGGGTTGTACGGCAGTAGTACCCGCCAACATCATTTGGGATGGACTTGGTGTTGCATAAGCCGAATACCAAATTTCTGCATATTGAACAATTCCAGATGTGCTAGTTGTTGCCTGTATTTCAATAGTCGGAATAGGCAAATTATTTAAATTATTAATAACAATTGGTGCTGGCACTATTCCAAAAATATTTGGGCTTGGCAAACCACTATTAGGCAATGGATTGTATTGAGTAACTGCTGCATCATTAAATACAGTTGGATCGTATGCTTGTAATTGCAAAGCAACAGTAATTGTTCCGTCTGGGGCAAAGTTTTGTTCAACTTTAAATATTCGCATGAGTTTGGCAACCCATCCATAATTGGCGTTAGTTAAGGTAACTATATCGCCAGCTTCTAATTCAAGGCCAATATAATTTACGGTGCATTGCACCATTAAATCAAGTCGTGCGGCTTTTAGAAATCTAGTAGCCAATAACTGTGCTTGCACATCATTATTCACCAATGGCAATTGAATGGTTTGACTATTTGCTGGTTCATTTGGATAGAGCAATGATGGATCAACTAAATTCAAATTGATCGTGCTGGTATTAAACGAGCTAAACAATGTAATATCTGGGAACTGACATTGTGCAATATTGTATGTATTGCTTATATCCATTGTTTGAATGGTAATTGTAGATACCATATTGGAATCATCAATATCCATTGCAACTGTATAGGTTGGTTCTTGAACAATAACAGACCAATAGCCATATATTTGATTGAATGTAAGCAAACAATCGCAACAATTTGTCATGTTTTGAATATTTTGCATGACATTTTGCGTAGTATCGACTGCGCCATTAAATGTAAATCTTGGCTGTGTTAATGGAACTCCAAGATAATTATTAAAGGTAATTGTTTGGGCGCAATAAGTATTTAATGCCGTCAAACTTGTTGTATCAACTTGTGATGTTGGAACTGCGCCACCATATACAGTATTAGTTAAATAATCATAAATAACATCGCCAGGTGCGCTTCTAGGGTTGATAATTTCAAACTGAGTTTGTGCAAGCCCAGTTACCCCTGAACTAGAATTATAAGTAAGATGAATAATGGCAAATGCACAATTGGTCATTAGCTTACTAGAATCCCATGTATAAGTAAGATTAGATGACTGCATCAATGTTATGGCAGATGTAGAACTATTATATGGAGAATTAGAACCATTGCTATATAGATAGATATTGATATATCCATTAATATTGGAATTAATTGCCCCCGTTGATAAATCTTGTAATCCCACAACTGCTGGATTTTTGCCGTTTACAAATTGATAAATCGTTGCGCCAGCCGATACAGTTGGATCAATTGCAATGGTAAATTCAATAACTTTTGTCGTTGGATTTGTGCCGCTAACAAAATAAACAATGGCATTAGTGCCATTATTGAATGTCAATGTAGTGCCAGCTTCAATCGGTATGCTTGGCGTTCCAGAATAAACAATTTGATTTCCAGATATGCTTGATACAGTTATTCCAGAACTATTATAGGAATATCCTGAAAATAAGCAGAATCGGCCACCATAATTCACATTGCCAAAAGAAAACGAATCCGTGCCATTTCCAGTTACTTCGGATAAAGCTAAAACATAATAAAGCTGTTGATTATCAGAAGAAATGGATACATCAACAATTGTGCCACCAACATAACAGTTACCATAAACAACAGGCAATTTATTGCTTGTTCCAGGCTGAATTTGTAGGCTTGATCCAGTATTTAATTGTGTAGGTGCTGTTGGTTGTTGTGGGCCAAGTAATTTTGATATGACGGCAGAAGCCATAAGGGTTAAACCCATTGGCAATAAGAATTGCATACCAGGAATAAAACTAAGGGCGGTTAAAGCCGCACCAACTATTGCTTGCATTTATATCTTCCAGGCTGTTTGATGTTTAACTGCGCCATATTTACTAAAATCTGCATTTCCAAAACTGGCAAAATGTATTTCACGCACTTCGCCAGATTTAACCATTTCTTTTCCAATTTCTATAAACTTCTCTAATAATGCCACCGCAGTTTTTGTTGTTTTGCTATGCCACATTATTTCTTGCAAAACAAATACATTATCTAACCAAAAACAAGGATTTTTAACTGCAACCAATATGCCATCTTTCGCAATTAAAACAAATCCTAAACCAGCATAAATCATTGATAATCGGTTATTTACAAATTCTTCCGACCATTCAGATTCATCCAAACTAACATTAAACTGCTTTTTGTAACAAAAATCTTTTAGTAATTCCCATATTGTCTTATTGTCAAACTTATTTGCAAAACGGATCATAGCGTTACAGCGGCCGCACCAAAAGCATAGTAAATGGTTGAAATAGTAGCCACCCGATTCATTGATGTATCACCTGGAGTAAAGTATTCCCAGCTTGCATTATTGGTATATCGCCCAACAATACGGTTCTGCAAAATCATTTGAATGTTTGCCGCACTAACAGTAATGTTGCCAACATACATCCTTGCTTCTTCGTTCCATGTTTCACCAATACTAAATGTGTTCACAAATCCATAGAAATACTGATACAAGCCGCCAGTACCACCAGTAGTGATAAGGTTTCCATTAGTATCAAAAAAACCCTTCCACATGGTAATTGCCGCACCTTTAATATCTTGCCCTAATACCCATCCAAGCATAGCCGTATCGATACCATTCATTACAATGGTTGTTTGGCTGGCGGTTGATTTAATATCCCGTTGAACCTTACCAATATTGACTAATTGACCAAGCCCATCAAACGGCATACTGCTAATTGCTGGAACGGTAATGGAAGATGGCGTAGTTGCAAACATAAATGTTTCGCTACCAGCAACAACCCGAACAAAATCCGCATATCGAATATTGTTTGTATTTTGTATTGGTACTATTGGTGTGGTCATAATACAGATTCAAATGCCTTGAATGGCCCTGTCCAAGAAATGAAAGAATCATTGGTCATTGGGATAAGGGTATAAGTCGGATATTGTTGCAAAATAACTGGGAAAGTTACACCAGTATAAGTATTGCCGCCCATCGCTTGCGTTGTGCCATATTGACCCATAACCGCTGTGATCCCAGAAGTTAATGGGCCATCAATCAAGTTTCTATGAACTGGAATAGTTACCGTGCCAGTTGATCCACATTGAACATTTTGCGTTGCAATATAAGTATATTGGCCAGCTTGAATAAAATCACCAGCACGAACCACATAAGCAGTTGGCGTACCCGTTGGTACTCCATCTAATATCAAGTTTTTAGCGGATGATGATGTATCAAATGTGCAAGCTGAAATTTGTGTTGATGTTAAATCGCCTTGATAATTGATGTAATTAGCCCAACCAGTAGTTCCAAAATTCAAGTATTGGGTAAGGGATTTATCATAAGTCCTTAAATTAGCCAATAATGCCCTATTTTGACTATATAGCTGGTAATTGTTTGGTTTAAAGGTAAATTGGAATGGCACAACAGTAATAATTTCGCTTGTGCTAATTCTTTGGTTACGGCTAATAACCTGACCAACCATCCTTTGATCGTTGATGGTTACTTGTTCAGATATAGCAAGAATCGTATTAAGTGTTGCGGTCATAAATTACCTTGTTTGTGGCAAACTGCGTTGGGCGTTTTGATATGCGCCCCAAACTGCGTTTTGATTGGCCGCCAAAAATTGCGTTGCTGATTGAGTATCGATTGCTGACATACTGGCGATATATGGGCCATTGTATTGAACAGATGGTTGGCTTGAACTGGTCATAGCATCGGCCAATTTGTTATTTGGAATAACTGTGCCACCCGTTTGTGGAACAACGATTTCTGGGCCATTTTCACCAACAAGCATTGGCGTACCGCCAGCAAATGTTCCACCAGATGCAAAAGTGCTACCAACGGCAGAAGTTGAATAATCGTGAATTGTTGCGCCACCACCGCTAGTACCCATCATGCCAGCAAATAATCCGCTTGCCCCAGCAAACATTTGTGTCATAGCGGCACGGGCTTGAATCAGTATTAATTGCTGAATTATAGAATCGGCTAATGATTTAAAGTTTATTTTGCCCTTTTCAACAAATTTAGATAATGCGTTATCCATATTGGTCATTACCACTTGGAATGATTGTTGGCCTTGTTGTGCGGCATTATTGCTATTATCTATCCATTGTTGATAAGCTTTATCCCAACCATTGCTAAATGTCTGTTGTGCCGCTTGGCTTTTTTGCACTTGCTCAACAGTTAAATCTATATATGCACCAGTTAATTCATAAACTTTTTGCTTTTGCTTTTCAAGATCAGCAATAATCGTACCGCCACCAACTGTGCCTTTAGCAGCTTCTTCTTTCTTATTAATTTCGCCAATCATGCGATCCCTTTCAAGGATCACTTTATTGATGGCATCATTCAATTCTTTTTGGTTTTTAGTTAGATAAATATCTGATTCTTTATCTTTCAAACCCTGTAAGATTAAATCTTGCTGATTTTTATACGCTTCTGTTAAAGCGTTTACTGCGCCTAATTGTTTAGCCAATCCGTTAATAACAGGGCGATTAATATTTTCTTGCACTTCTGGTTTAATGGCTTGTGGTGGCATTGATGCCTTTGCCACAAATTCTTGGTACTTAGACCAATCCAGTTGCATTTCATTAAGGGCATTTTTGGTGTCATTTTCAATTTGACCCCATAGTGCTGGATTGGCGGCATCCCGCAAAACCAATACCGTGCCTTTAACAACATCCCATAACTGTAATACATCAACTTTAATGGCCGCAAAGGTAATGGCCGCACCAGCCGCAATATTTTCAAGAACACTACCAAAGGTAGCCATTGCCGTACTGCTTTGGGTTAAATCGTCATATACCAGCTTTAACGATGGGATAACTGCCGCTGTAAAAGTTAAGGTTAATTTTTTGCTTGCGGCTTCCAATTCAATAGATAATTGATGCGCTTGTTGGATGCTGGCAGAATATTTATCAAAACTTCCTTTAGATTCTTCCAAATCTTTGTTAAGACCGACAATATCAACACCTTTAATGCCACGACCAAGCAACTGAAACGCCAAACCATTCCGTTCGGCAGAATCCCTCATGGTTGCTAAACCAGAAATAGTTTTTTCAAATAAATCTTGTTCTGATAAAGTTTTTAGATCATTAAGGCTGACACCAACTTTTTGAAATGATTGTTGAACTTTGAGATTGCCAGAAACGGCTGATTCTAGCTTCTGGGTAAATCCAGAATATATACGGCTGGTATCTTCTGCGCTACCACCATTCTTTTCCAATGCTTCGGAAAGCTGTAAAACGGATGCTGTGGCTACATCATTGGCTTTTGCGGTCTTTTCAATGGAATTTGCATATTCCAAAGACTTATTGACCATTTCCGCAAATGCGGCAATTCCCGCTAATTCAACCAGTTTTTCTTGAAAGCCATCAAGCAAGGTTTCGGCTTGTTTCATTCCAGCATTGAATTCGGCTGAATCCAATCCCAGAACCACGCCCAAACTTGCTATATTTGCCATCTATTTTCCTTTAAAAAACTGTTTTGGGGCATTTGGGGCAAGCATCGCGAACGCTAATAATTGATCGCTTACTTGATTCCGTTTCGCTTCCTCTGATAATGGGGGATATAAATAATCATATACTCTGGGTATTATAGCTTGTAAATCATAGGCTGACTTGCCTTTTGGAAGCATTGAATTAAAATGGCCAGCCGTCAATGATCCTAATACTTCAAGTATTGATCTATTGCCAATTAATCCATCGGCATACATTACGCAAATATCTGCGAATGTTTCCTCATCGATATTTTTAGGGTCTGATCCATGAGCAATTAAATAGGCTTTTACTTGCCTACGAATAGACCCAATTACTTTCCCCTAGTTTCCTTATAATTTGGGGATATAGTAGTGGTGATACTTTCAATGATTTCCAATTGAATTGCAAACGGGAATAATTCCTCAATCATTGAATAAGTAATAGTTTCCATATCAAAATCAGATTGTTCTGGAACTATTAATTTAAACATTTCAGTTATTCTATTTTCAGTAATAACTTTATTTAATGCAGTTTCTCGCATTGATTTATCTTTGATAATCACATCATTATCTTTATATTCAATGCCTTCTTCTTTTTCAAAATCAGCCCTTTTTTCAATAAATGGCTTTGCAAAATCTTCATAATACTTATTAACTAAATCATCATCGATTTTCTTGATTCTTTCGTTTATGGCTTCAAACTCCAATGTGGTTGGAACTTTTACTTTAAAAGTATGGCCATTTAATTCAAATGAACGAATTCTAACCAAATCTTGATTTTCAAGAAATTTCTTGCCTAAAGCATTTGCAAATTGATTCATAGTGTTTTCCTAGCTTGTTTTGCTTTATATTTTTCTAAAGTTTTACCCAAAGTATTGCCAAGATCAGCAACTACATTACCTGAGTTTGATTCTAATGATGGTCGTAAATAAGGTTTTGCTGGCATTTTAGCCGTACCAAATTCAACAAACATTGCTCTGCCATCCATAACGGCATATTGTTTTAAAGATTTCCTGTTGCTATGCAAATTATGAAATAGCTTTGGTTTAAATTTACTTCCAGGTGCAACTGATACCCTTCCAATAACCACATCATTTGGAGTTACATATTTTGATGCACGATCTTTGGTGGTTGGCTTCCTAGATTCAACTTGAAGGCTGGCGGCCAATTGCCCAGTATCTTTTGGAACTAATGCTCTAGCAGTTTCCAATACTGGTTGCATTGCCATTCTTGCGGCATTTCTAAGAATGTTTTTGGTATCTTTAGGGCCAAAATCATCTTGGATTTCTTCTAACAATTCTTTAAATTCTTGGATGCCTGTCCCAGTAATTTTAAAGGATGTCATTTTGGCTTTATTAAATTCTCGAATATCGAATTATTTAGTTTTCGTACAAAAGATGTAATTTCATCTGGTGTTAATTTATCAGCATGATGGGAAGCGATCTGATAAGCCAGATCAACTCCCATAATCTTTTGCTGTTGCCAACCAAACCAATCCTTAACACCAGAATCGGCTTGGCCAGCTAGGTAAGTCAAATAATTTGCTAAATCTGCATTATCTTTTATTGTGGGCATTTTATTAAGTATTGTTTGACCAACCATATTGATTGCCACGAGGATGAATCGTGAATGTGCATTTTGCTTCTTGGTTTGGTGCGGTATCAATAGTAAATTCAGATACACGGCCATTGAACGCATAAGCAACGGTATTAGCACCATCTACAGCGGCAATAACGAATGTACGATCAATAATACCGCTGTAAGCATCACCACGCATTAGCAAAAGGCCAGCATCAGATGGATTCCATGCGGCAACAATGCTTAATGATGTCGGTTTGCTTTGGGTAGGGATAACATCAGATTGACGGCTACCAGCAACATAAAAATTTGCAGAAGCATCATCTTGACCAAACTTAGGGATGGCTTCAACATTTAATATTTCGCCAGCAGAGCCAGTACCATTAGCAACTGTACCTACAATAGTTTGAACTTCGCCTGTCCAAGTGGCTAAGTTTGCAGTTGTAAACGGGGTTGGGCTTGCGCCAGTTTGACACCATAGCGATGCCGAAAAGCCAGGTAAGACTTGATTTGGAAGTGCCATTTTAGTAATTCCTTAAATTAAAGTTAAACAAAATA